GATAAGTGAGGATTTGTGTAACTATATTGGAGAAATTATTCCTCCTTATTATTGCTCTCGTGACTTTATTCAAGGCGGTGACGCGATTAAGTCGGAAGACAATATACTATTTTATTGCACATGTTATAGAACAGATGATAACAGATATCTATATCTCGGAGTCCTTCCTGAGTTCAAACAATAGAAAACAAATAACCCGACGAAAAGATAAAGACGATATGGGAAAATTAAAGTATTATTCGATGACACCGAACGATAAACCCGAGTGGTTACTGCGGTTGCAGTTGGAAATCAGTCAGCACTACGCCATGCGTGGTATAGAAGACACACCCGAAGACTGGCTGTCGTTGCAGGACTTTGTAGATGCTTTCATTCGTAGCCTCTACATGCGCCGGGATATCATGGTGAGGAGCGAGGTGGCTGCCGACCTGCTAACCGAAGACGGAGAGACACGTCTCATTATTAAGCGAAACAGCAAACCTTTGCAAGTGTATTACATTCAAAAATAACCTCCTCTTAAGCAGAAGACAGGGAGAATCATAATCAAACTTCAAAAGGATAAGGAAAATGGAAAAGAAAGAAAAAATTCAAATCACGGAATGCAAAGCCTTCGGTAAGTTTTTCGAAAACCTGACTCCAGGTAGCATACATGAAGTACTAACTGCTCCTGAAGGTGGAAGAACCGAAGGCGGCGTATGGGTCATGGGTGTAGGTGAGCCCGTATTTGTATTGGACGATGAATATAAACGAGTATAATTCTTAAAACAAGAACAATGGAAAAAGGCTTTAACTACGCACGCTTTTACACCCTGCTCAAGAAAATGCCCGGCGCTGATAAGGAAACGCTTGTGGAGCAATATACGAACGGCAGAACAACACACCTGCGCGAGACTACACAGCAGGAATATAACAAGATGTGTCGCGATATGGAGCAGGTAGCAGGCTATGACGAGCGTATGTCAGACATTCGCAGAGAACTACGACGCAAGCGCAGTGTGTGCCTGAAACTGATGCAGCAGCTTGGTATTGACACCACTTCCTGGAACCGCGTGAATGCTTTCTGCGAAGATGCACGCATCGCCGGCAAAGCCTTCCGCCACATCAGTATAGATGAACTCGAAGCCCTTGCCGTGAAATTGCGAGCGATAAAGCGGAAAAAGGAAGTTTCCCAAGGTTCTTCTGAAGGGAGGGGAACCGTTGTTATGCTATCCGTAAACAATTCAATAGAAAATTAATTTTTAATTACAAAAGAATATGGAAACAACTGTAAACATCAAGAATTTAAGTAAGGAGGAACGGGCACAGTTGCTCGCCGAGTTACAAAACGAAGAGAAACAAAGTCGCATCCAGCGTCGCGAAACCTACGAGAGTCTGCGTGCAGAATTGCTGCATGGCGTGGAGGAACGCCTGCAGACAGTAGCTGCCGACGTGCAAAGTTTTCATGACTGGCTACAGGGGGAAGTTGAAGGCTTTGTGGGCGTGATGCGCGATTATGGGCAACTGCGCAAGAGCGACCAGCGCAGCTACACCATCACCGACGGAGACTTCCGCTTAGAAGTGGCCAGCAACAAGGTTAAAGGCTTTGACGAGCGTGCCGACCTTGCAGCCGAGCGGCTTATTGACTACCTCAAGCGTTATATGAAGAAGAGCGAAAAAGGGGCCGACGACCCGATGTACCAGATGGCTATGACACTGCTTGAGCGCAACAAGTCTGGTGATCTTGATTACAAGAGCATTTCGAAACTCTATGAATTAGAGGATAAGTTCGACAGCGAGTACAGTGAAATCATGGGGCTTTTCAAAGAAGCAAACGTGGTACAGAAGAACGCGGTCAACTACTACTTCTCAAAGCGCAATCCGGAGACGAATGTGTGGCGTCGGATAGAGCCGAGTTTCTGCAGGATGTAAGTCCCGGAGATATGATGGTAAGATATGACGGCATGGCAGCAAATGGGCTGCCATGCTTTTGCGGTTAAATGAATTAATAACAAAAACAATCTTTATAAACAATGAAAGTGGACAATGAGCGCCGTCGTGGGGTGAGCTATCTGAAACGCGTTGCGGACGTGAATGCAGTTTATCAGCAATGGGCAAGGTCGGGCCTCTCGAACAGGGAGATCTGGCGCAGATATATCTATCCCGAGTACGGTATCAGTGAGCGAACCTTTTATTATATGCTGAAATATGATGTAAGCGTAAAAAAGGACTGCCCTGCTTCTCCCCGTCCGCTTTTGCTGTTTGATTTCGACGATGAGTAAGAATGATTTGGTACATGTGTTCGCTCGGATACTGCGGGATGTACAGATAGAACTGAAGGACGAGTTCGACAGGAACTTCGAACGTCAAGGCTTCTTTTCTGAAAGGTGGGCAAGGCGCCGTAGTCCCTTACGCCCTGGGCGAGCAACATTGATAAATACAGGTGGCTTGCGACGCAGTGTTCAGAGTAAAATGACCAGTGGTGGCGTGACGTTCTATTCTGCACACCCTGCAGCTGACATTCATAACGAGGGTGGCGAAATTAAAGTAACCGCCCGTATGAAGCGTTACTTTTGGGCCCGACATTATGCGGCTGTGGGTGGCTTCGGACGAAAGAAAAACGGTGAACTGCGAGGCGACAAGCGTACCCGACAGTTGAGCAGTGAGGCAGCGTTTTGGAAGTACATGGCCTTGATGCGCGTAGGCAGCGTGATACACATTCCTCGGCGGCAGTTCCTTGGCGCCTCGCCCGAAGTGGAAAAGGCTGTGACGGCAATCATCGAGCAAAACTTAGAGGAATATTTTAACAACGAATTCAAACTGAACGGAAAATGAGAAAAGAATTGTATGCTGTCCTCAAGGCGGCAATGGAAAAGATTGAAGCAGTGAAGCACGTCGACCTGTGGAACCACAACGTGGAGTTCATCGAACAGGAGGAGGGCTGGGAACGTCCTGCGGTGTTCGTGGAGTTTGGCCCGATTGCCTGGGCACCCTACACAGGTGGTGGCTATCGTGGTGAAGGCAGCGTGCGGCTACACGTCGTAACGGACTGGGTGGAGGGCGGACAGGAGGCCGCTTGGGTCTTGGTTGCCCAAATTCGCGCGGCCATGGACAGCGTTGAGGGCGACGGCTTTCACGGACTGCGTCTCGCAGAGACCATCACCAACCACAACCACGAGGATATTTTGGAGAGTATTGAGGGATATGCCGTGAAAGGTGTATTATAAACAGCGTATCATTCAAGAAAAAGCCTGTCGGTCTCCATGCCGGCAGGCTTTTTTATTGGAATATGAAAAAATATCGTCCGTTTTATTGTTTGTATTGAAATAATGATTATATTTGCAGTAAAGAAGCAATGTAGGAGGCATTTCACACGTCGGCATCGCAAGATGTGCAGGTCGCCGGAATGACCATTTGCTTCTTTTTTGTTTATATGAACTTCATCATATAGAGCAGTTCCCCATCTGTCATTTTGCACTTGAATTCTATTGTCTGTCCTTGGTATACCACGTGGTAGACACTGAACATACAGTTATGATGTCGCCCTTGCTCTGTTCTGACCAATGTTGCGTGTGGCAGCCATTCATTGAATTCGGTAGCAGTCTTCAGAACATGGACTACATCAGGATCATGTATTGCCTTAGCTGCTGTTTCTGAGAAGAACTTCTTGCCTACCCCAATAACATGACCGTCTGCCGTCTGCACAAGGCTTCGCTTTGCCGGCTGGTTGTTGATGACAGTCGGAGTAAGATTGTTCTCTGCCCACTGAATGGCTTTATTGGATGCTTCCCTGAATTCCTGCGGTGTAAGTTTTTGAGTCATTCTTGACTGCTGAGACAATCTGATTAACCGGCACGCAGCACAAAGTTCATTCTCGGGCACAAAGGCAAGGTTTGTCTTCCCCTTGGCCAAATCGCAGTCATTACAACGGCGTATGCTGTAGGGATTGTAGTCAGGCATGGCCTTGCCCTGCTTGCCTGGATTGAAGCGGAATATGCCGCGCGTGTCATTAACCAAGGCCTCGGCCCCACGCCTGTAGGCTTCCTCGCGCGGTGTTTCGGGATATTTCGTCTTGCGCACCTGCACCACCGTGCAACGGCAGTTCCAACCGTTCGGCGGATAGTAGCTGTCCCAAAATGCATCGCTGAAAGGTAGCGTCGTGCCGTTTAAGGCAG